TTAGCAAGTGTATGTTCAATCTGTACAGAACCTTGTAGTTTCTTCACTACCTCTGGGTCGTAATCACGCTTCTTCATTACTATTCCTCAATGATATTTTCTCTAAACTAATCATGTCTTTCGCCGACATAATATATGCTGAGATTGCCAAAATCAAAATACCACCACTCTCGAAAATTATATCCAAGGGTTCATTGCCTTTGGTTTGTAGTATGATCATACGAGTCAATGCTGTCATCGCAATAATCAACGGGAGTGTAACTGGTATCCTATGGTCTTTGTAGAAAGCACCAACCATACCCAATATCTCTGCGTAGATAAACAGGAGGAAAAGATCGGCGAGTGCCATCTTACCCTGTCCTGCAAACATAGCAACGATATCGTATCCAGCTGCCCAGACCGTGCCTGCTACAATAAAAAGAAGGAGTGCCTTCTCAATATGCATGATGCTTTCTCCGACACCATGCTTCAATTTGTTTTTGCTAATCATACTAATACTTTGTCTTGCCAGTCACTGTCCGAGAAGGGGCACGAGACTCATTTCCAACTGTTGTTGGTTTACCTTTGTATTTGTATACGACTTCTTCGCTGTCACTTTCTTTTACGAAAATACCATCAACCATTCTACCTTTGCGATCTTTGATATCATTCCATGCATGTAACAAACATTCTTCTAGGTTTGTTCCATTGCGTTCGGCGATATTTATAAGGACGACCAAACAATCTCCGATATCGTCTTTGATGTCTTTGCCCTTACATACATTGTCGCTCAACTCACCGACTTCCTGAATCAGTTTACATACCTGATCTTTGTCAGTAGCACCGTCAATCAAATTACGATCGTAATGCCATCGTGTTACTAAATGAATTAACTCTTTCATAATATTTCCTCATACCATTCAAAATTTACAAATGTTTTATCTTTCCAAGAATCAGGATTTTCGTTTCGTTTACCTGCCATGTCAAGCAATTCGTCAACGCGATCCCAAGTATGTGGTTGGTAGATAAATTTGTCATCATATGTTGTCTTTTCTTGATCAGATAAGACTAACTCCCTTCCTCCTCTATGCGTTGTTACACGGACCGCATCTAGAGTGATTCTGTTTAATATCGTTTTGAGTCGTTGTACAAATACTCTTGATCCACCATGAATATTCACAAACTCTTCATCGTAACCACGAGTTGACAAAAAATCTTTTGTTCTTATCATATATGTGCTGTAATCGCAACCTTCTCTATAATCTTTCTCAGTGTGTAGAAAACCAAGGAAAATTCTCTCTGGTAATGATTCGATTTGGCAATCTAACCATTGTACTGTGCTTTCTGGTATGTACTTATCAATGTCCATAAGCAGGCACCACTCAGACTTTGCCTGCTGAACTCCAAGATTTCTACAACCATGTGCGTTAAACCCTAGATTCTCTGGTACACGTAGAACTCTAATTTTTTCTATATCATATTCTCTAACAATTGGTGCTGCTGGATGCAATTCTGATCCATCATCTATGATAATAACTTCAGAAAAGCAATCTAGGTTCTGAGTCTCTAAAAACCTTTTCAAATGGTCCTTATCTTCAAAATATGGAATAACAAGAGAGATCATATCAATTTTCTTGGTATGCATTAGCATACGCCCATTTGATGGCAGAGGTTGCTTCAACTTCTAATGGTCGGTTTTCGTACCAATTGCCAGTTTCTGCATCCAACTGTTTACATAACTGTGATATCTCCCTTGCTGTGATGGGATATCCTTGCTTTACTGCATTACAAGCAGTCGCTACCATGATGCGATACATTTGATGGTACCAACCTGTACCAGAAACTGACTTATAGTCCATTGCCATTTTATTAGGAAAGAAAGGACAGTCGAGATATCCTGACCAAGTCACATCAGTGTTAGTCAGACTATTCTTACGATGTTCAAGGACGGACTCTTTTATCTCCTCAGGTAGTATGTCTAGCAAATCATTACCTGTCTTTTCTTGGTAAGGAAATTCTCTTAGGAGATCATCCACGCCAATTGGAATCCCAGAGTTAACATGGAAAAAATTATGAGCGCCTGCATATCTCGCTGGTATGTAATACATACGCGAAGAATCTTTTGTCTGCTTGTCTCCGAGATCGCCGATGGATTTATTAAGAGCATACCAGAACTGCTTGATTTCTTCTCCTTTAACTCTTCTCGCCAGATCGAATACAATCCGGAATTTAATCTTTTCTGGCGTAGAAGAAGCAGTACTGTACACGACAATATTATTATCTCTAAACCTACCAAGTATTGCATCAATTGTTCCCTCATAATCGTCAACGTCAACACATGCCCAGTTGCCCCAGTATTCGACATTTCTGTTTGCACGTGTTGTCCCCTGTTTATACACAGCAGGGGATATTAGTTCAGCATCCTTCTTGCCCGCAAGAGGTTGCTCTGATAGTTTTTCAAGAAGATAAACAAATGAATCCCAATCAGGCATCTTTAGATACCTGTGAGTTTTGTTATCAAATGCGTTCTTGAAAATAGTTAGTTCGTACATTACTTTTCATATTTTTCTACAATAGTAGATTTTATCACGTCTTCGAGTTTTTGCTCAGTCACGTTCCAAACTACGATACGATCGCTGCTTGGATTAACAGGCCACTTGAAATCCTCATACTCAATGGTCTTCTCTTCACCAGTTTTCCAGTGTTTGAATTTCATATATTTTTTCATGAAAAGAAATCTTCCAGAGTAACCGTTTCTTCTTCTTGCCAACCTATTGCTTCTAACACTGGTCTTACCACTGCCAAAAATGCTTTCTCAAATTGTTGCTCATAATCTATGTACTTATGCAAACCAAACTCCTCGGGTAAGAAGTCATAGAAAGCAATGATGTTTTCTCTAATTGGATTTTTACCGTCGAGATATAAAAACTTAATTTTCTCACCATCTTTGATAATATTATACCTCCGATCAAGTCCTTTGTCAAGCAATAGTTTGTTATAAAGTAAAGACCCTCTTACATGTATCGGACAACCTTTTTTGTATATTTCTTTGGCATCGCGCCACTTACTCACATCAGATACTCCGCGAGGAAAGGCAATCTCATGAGGAGCAAGATTAATAAAATGTTCTTTGAACAGGCGAATAGAACTTTGTGTTTGTTTTTCAGTTCCTGATATCATAACAGAAAACAATGCTTTCAACGCATCACGACAAGAGGCAGGAGTAGATGACTTGACTGCCTCAATACCCATGATCTTCAGTTTAGGTTTGGCGTATTGTACACCCTCGCTATTATGTACGTTGAGAATGTATCGCTTCTTCGCTGTCCAGATACCTGCGTCGGCGATTACCTCGCGACCCATTACCATCTTATTCTCATATGCATTCATGTACTCGGCAAGTTCACTGTATGACTTTTCAAACAATGGTTCAAACTTTTCCTCACCAATCTTTGATAATATCTGTACAGTCTGGTCGACGTCAGTTAGTCCCATTTTCTCAACAAGGGGACCAAAATTAACATACACCGAGTCAGTGTCAATCGCGATAACATAGTCAACGTCGTCAGTTCCTAGCAACTTGTTCATGTATCCGTTAACTGCTTTCTCCGCCCAACGAATAGACAACTGACCTGACATGGTAATCGCTTCTGCCATACGAATATCGTAATATCGAAACCAGCGATTACCCAACCCACCATAAAGTGAGTTCATCATAATTTTAATTGCCATTTGCTGAGTGTCGAGTTTTGTTATCATTTTCTCAGCACTCTTGTCGCCTTTTTCAACCTGAGACTTCAACCCTAGCATATGCTTTTTGATATCTTTGCGTTCGGCATACAGTCCATCAATTACTGATGGGAGAACACCACGGAAATCCTTGGAGAAGTGAACACCATTCGCGGCGATACAATCATGAGGCGACTTGCTTTCTGGTCTGGTGCGATTGAGACAATTATCAACAGTGACGCCAGAGGTGCGCGTGCTTACGATAGTCTCGGGCGACATATTATACTGCATGATTAGATGAGGATACAGACTGTTCAGGTCAAACGAAACAACCCAATTATGCCTGCCTATCATTGGTGCTTTAACGTAACCACCACCAAAGTCAGTCTTTTTATTCTCTTTCTTTGGCGGGACAACGATCTTACGTTTACACAGTTCGCGATAGATGTAGGTGTCCCATAACTGCGTAGTCCCGAATGCTTCCTGATAGTTACAACCACCCTTGTACGCGATAGTCATAGCGAGGTCAATCAAACCCATCTTCTCGTCGATGCGTTCAACCAACTGCACGTCTTTGATGTTATAGTCGATAAACTTCTGGTAATCTTCTTTGTACAGCGTGTAAAGATTACCGTGTTCCTCATAGGATAGTTTCTTCTCGCCGAGTACAACGTTCGCGATATGATCTAGTTTGTATGATTCCTGTACGCCATAAGAGTACACACCAAACTTTTGAAATAAATCCCAGTAATCTAGTTGCTCGATGCCAACTAATTCATAGACCTGCTGCTTTTTACCTTTTAGACTTATTTCTTTTTCGCGGACCACTCCCCAAGGTGACATCTTTTTATATGCATCACCACCTAGCAGGTTGTTAACACGATTGATTAGATATGGAATATCAAACAGTCGGACGTTCCAACCTGTTACAACATCGGGGCAGGTATCCTTCCCGCTCCAGAAACCAAGAAACTTTAGGATAAGATCTAGTTCGCCATCGCACTTGATAAACTTGATATGTTCCGGAGCAACGTCGATCTGAGTTTTCTCGGGATCATACTTATCTTCAAGTGCCCACACAAAGAAGTCGGGGCGACCATGATACTTGAGACAGATAGATTGTACCTCTTTCTCTGCTCTTTCAGGTTCAGGGAACCCATCATCGGACTCAACCTCGATGTCGATATTAGCAACGAGGATCTGCGCAGGGTCGTAGGTTATTTCGTTGGGATAATGTTTCTGTATGTACTGCGCAGCAAAGTTATTGTTGCCATGAACCTCAACATTGTCGACGTTCTCATAGTTTTTCCAAAACTCAGTTGCTTCTGATAATGTCTCAAACTGCACTTCAGAAACAGTCCTACCATCCAAAGTTCTCCACTCAGAATCAGGCTTGTTTGCGGGAAGATACATCACTGGTTTGAGGGAATCGCGATACTGCTTGCGCAATCCATTCTCGTATCCTCGGTAACAAATGCTGTTGCCGATACGAGAAATATTAGTATAAAACTTCATTCACTACTCCATGACAGAGTATCTATTATAACCTATTTTAAAAGAAAAAGCAAGTTAAGAGTTGTGGAAAGCAACTCCACTTCCATTAGAATCTGCCAAGTGCGCTGCGATCGCAGCTGCGACATACAACCTAACAGCATTCGCTGAAGGAACTTGCGTTGTGCTTGTGCCAATAGTTTGCGTTACAGACGGACCAGCGCTGGCGACCTCGGTATCAACATATGTTTTGATTGCTTGTGCTGTTGCTAGTTTAGTTGCGGAACCTGCTAATGTTGTTTCAAAATCACTGATAGAAGTCGTACCGTCACTTAGTGAACCAAATTGTACTGTGCCTGCTGTAGTAGTAATATTGCCAGTTACAGTAATATTTTGATCGGCGCTGATATCATCGCAGTAAATGGTCCCTCTCCAATAACCATCTTTGAACCTGTTAGCAGAGCTTCCAATATCCCATGCATTCGTATCTTGATTACCGTTAAAATTTATAGGAGTAATCCATTTATTTTCATTATCAACCAACAAACCGCCTGCGTCACTCATGAGTTCAAGTCCGCCATTAGCGTGAAACACTCTTTGTGTTCGAACACTATCAAACTCAACTTGACCCTTAAATGTTAGTACGTCAGTGTCAGAATCCTTATATGCTTGGACATTTTCATATGCGTTAAGAGTTTCGCCAGGATCCGCTTCTAACTCAAAACCATTTATGCTAATCGCATCTCTTGGTTCTGAAATTATGATTTCAAATGTTGGTTTACCCATTTTTTAATACCTTATTTAACAACCA